CACGATGCCGGGCTCGATCACTCACCAGCTGGTGCAGGCAGCGCAGGGCGGTGACGTCCCGGAGTGGGTGGCCACGGAGCGATTCACGGTGCACCACCACCAGCCGTTCACGATGGCCGACGACGGCACCGAGTCGAGCGTCTGGCCTGAGAAGTGGCCCACGGAGTGGCTACTGGCGCGGCGGCACACCCGCGAGTTCGCGAAGAACATGGGGAACGATCCGCTCGCGCGGGACGGGGACTACTGGACGGCGGACGACTTCCGGTACGGCGCGCTGCCCGCGCTCACCCACCAGCTGCTGAGCATCGACCCGGCTGTCACGGCTAAACAGACCAGCGATTTTTCGGCGCTCGGTGTGATCGGCTACTACGCGCCGGAACGCCGTTGTGTGGTCCGCGACGCGTGGGCCGTCCGCATCCCACCGGGTGAGGCGCTCCGTGCCCGTGTGCTGGCGATCAGAGGGCAGTACCCGGACATCGCGGGCGTGCTGGTGGAAACGACGCAAGGTGGAGACGCGTGGAAGGCTATCCTGCATGATCTCGGTGTGCCGTTGCGTACCGTGACACCGCATGAACCTAAGCCGGTGCGGGCAGCTCGGCTCTTGAACCACTACCAGCAGTCGCGGGTGTTGCATGAGAAGCGGCTGCCGATGGTCGAAGGCCAGATGGTGAGCTTCCCGAAGGGTGCGCATGATGACCTGGTGGACGCGGTGTCCCAGGGGGTTGACATGTTCCTCGGTAAGAAGCGGAAGACGAGCGTGACCACCGCGAGCTACGCATGATGAGAGGCCGATGATGACGTTCCCCGCACCCGACCTGGTGGCCGGCGCGTTCCACTCACCGGGGCTGGTTGACCGCACCACCGTGGACAGGCTCGCCGGGACTGTGGTCAATGACCAGTTGGAGGCCGGACTCAAGGACCTTGACCGCACGCGCGTGTCGAATGGTGAGGCAGCGGCCTACTACGACGGGGACATCGGGGAGGTGTTCGCGTCCGCCCGGCTCCGGCGGGCGATGGCCCGTAGTGGCATCAAGTTCAGGTTTAACTTCGCTAAGACCCCGGTGGACGCGCTCACTGACCGGCTGGAGATAGCGGCGGTGCGTTCCACTAACGCGCGGGCGTCGGAGGCGTTGGCCCGTTTGTGGGAGGTGAATCAGCTTGACTTGGAGGCCCCGAACGTTCACCGGCGGGCGGGTGAGTTCGGGGACGCCTATGCGATTGTGTGGCCGCGTGACACTGACCAGCCGGAGCCTGACGACGGGGACGACGGTCCCCCGGCCGACGTCGGGGTCTATTACAACTCGTCGGATTGTGTGCGCCTGTTCTATGACCCGGAGGATCCGCTGCGGAAGTGGTATGCGATCAAGCGGTGGCAGCGGGCCGATAAGCGGTGGCGTGTGGACCTACTGTACGCGGACCGGATTGAGCGGTACCTGTCGCGGGCCGACAGTAAAGGCAAGCGCACCGCCGACTATGAGCGTCACGTTGTGGACTGGGAGGACGACGGGGCGGGCGGCATGGTGCCCGTGTGGCCTGCCGATAACCCGTTCGGTGAGGTTCCGGTGTTCCACTTCCGCAATGACCGGCCGTATGGGCAGCCTGAGCACAAGGGGTTCTACGGGCCGCAGGATGCGATCAATAAGCTGGTGATCTCGCATATGGCGGGGGTCGACTACCAGTCGTTCCCGCAACGGTGGGCGCTGATCGAGGGCGACAGTGACACCAGTGAGGCAGCGGACGTCGACGAAGACGAGTTCGCTGTGACGGTGCCCGGTGATGAGGCTGGCACGAGCACCACCGGGGGTGGGGAGGCGCGGTCACAGTTCAATGCCGACCCTGGTTCTGTGTGGATGATGCGCGGCGTGAAGGGGGTCGGTCAGTTCGATGTGGCCGACCCGGATGCGTTCCTTAAGCCTATGGAGCGCTATCTGCGGTTCGGTGCGCAGATATGCACCACGCCGTTGCGCATGTTCGATTATGAGCGTGCGCAGTTGCCGTCGGGGCAGTCGCAGGTGCAGGCCGACGGGCCGTTCGTCAAGAAGGTCCGGAACCGGCAGCTTTCCTACGGCGGGACGTGGCGTGACCTGTTCGCGTTCGCGCTGCGCATCATGGGCATCACGGGTGTGGACGTGTCGGTGTTGTGGGCGCCACCGCACACCGTCGATGACGAAGCGGGTTGGAAGACGATCCTGCTCAAGATCGAGGCAGGGGTGCCGTTCGATCAGGCGATGCGGGAAGCCGGGTACACGGAGGACGAGATCAAGTCCTGGCCGGAGCCGTCCGATAATCCTCCGGCCGATAAGTCTGAAAGCAGGGAGTAGACGGTAATGGGAGATGAAATCGTGAACTCTGACAAGTATGGGGAGATCGGAACCTGGGCGCGAGGCCGCGTTGCTGACTCCTGGTGGGTCAGGCCATCAAGTGTCGTCTTGCCTACCCTTGGGGTTCTCGTCGGAACAGCGGCAACCATATTTGGGACCGGCACTTCGAAGGCATTCACGAACCTTGGTGGTGGGGTCACCATTCGGGTTATGGGCATCCTCATGCTCATTGGCGGACTGTTGGCGCTGGCCGGTATTGCTCGTGCGGACCGGCTCCTTGAGGTCGTCGGGCACGGCATGGTTGTCGTCGGGGCCGCCATCTACGCTTTCGGGGTCATGCTCGGTCTGGGATTGGGCGGCATCATCGCGGGTCTTGGTTACACCGCCATCGCGACCTGCCTGATTGGCCGGATAATCCCGATCCTGAGTTCGAGTAGAAAGTAGGCTGTGCCGAATGCCTAGCGGCCAAACGCTCTTACTGTTTGTCACCGCCCTCTTGAGCGGTGGCCTGTTTCCGTTCGTCAGTGCTGTTTTTAAGAACCGGGGAGAGATTCGCAACCTTGACACTGATTCGGATTCTAAGACCGTGACGGCTGCTGGTGCAGTGATAGATCGGCTGGAGAAGGAAATCGTGCGCGGCGACGATCGGGTGACCGAGGTGGAGCGTCAGCTCAACGACGAACGGGTGGCCCATACCCGCCAACTGAATACGGCCCACGCTGAGATCAATCGTCTCGGTGCCGAGGTGGCGAGGTTGCGGACCAATCTCACCATCTCCAATCAGCACATCGAGCAGCTACGTACTCGCCTCAATGCCCATCCGGGGGCATGAGGGTGACTGTACTGGGTGCGATATTCCTGGCGGTCTCGCTGATCAGCTTGATTGTTCAGGTGAGGGCGCTGACCCGTCTCACCGGCCGGCAGAACACCACGTCCGAAGTGGAGCGTGTGGCCTACCGGGGGTTGCTGCGCACGTCGGTGTGCAGAGTCGCGGCAGCGGTGCTGTACGTGGCGGTGGGATTTGCCACCGTGACCATTCCACCCGAGACGGGTGTGGTCGCGTTGGTCGCATTCATCCTGGTTCAGGTCCTATGGCAGGCCAACGCGGTCGCCGATGTGCGGTTGCGTCGACGCCTGGAACGGGTCTCCAACAACAACAACTCAGTGATTGAGAGGTGGCCGTGATGGCCAGTGCAGCACTCCCCGGCAGTGTCGAGTTCGAGCCGATTGGTTACCTCACGTCCGGCGCGCCGGTGTGGCCGGTGCGCGGCGCCGAGGGTGACGACGACGACGATTCGGATGGTGAGGGCATCGACACGGGCGCCGGTGGTGACGGTGATGACGACGATGATTCCGATGATGATGACGACGACGGCAAGGGTAAGAAGGGCGACGACGCGGGCAAGGGCAAGAAGTATGTGGCGCCCACCGAGGATGAGTGGCGCCGCACCCAGGCCGCGTTGACCAGGGCGAACGGGGACGCGAAGCGGCACCGGCTGCGGGTGCGGGAGCTGTCGAAGCCGAAGGAAGGCGAGACCGACGCGGCCAAGACGGCAACCGATGCCGCCGAGAAGCGGTACAAGCCGGTCGCGATCCGCTCCGCTGCTAAGGCCGCGTTCCTGGAAGCGGGCCTGAACGATGCCAGCCCGGAGCGGGTCAAGAAGCTGCTCCGGATGGTGGACTTGGATGAGGTGGACGTCGACGGCGACGGGGACGTCACCGGCCTGGACGAGCAGATCGAATCGGTCAAGGACGACTACCCGGAGCTGTTCAAGCCCGCCGAGCAACCGCGGAAGCGGGCAACCCGGCTCGACGCGTCGAACCGGCAGACCGGCGGGACCGACAAGCCGAGCTCAACCGGTGAGAAGATCGCCGCGGCCCTGTTCGCCGGCGGGAAGTAGGGGGGGCTGTAACTTGGCCGTTATTTTATCACGCCAAAAGTTACAGATTGGGGATTCGACGTGGCGGGGGGGCCTGGTTGGCGAGATGGTCGAGCACGCCGCTGAGGCGTTCCCGCGGGAGGCGTGCGGGGTGCTGACCGGCCCGCCGTCGGGGGTCGACCGGGTCGAGCGGATGCGGAACGTCGGCCACGGGGTCGACAGGTACGAGTTCGATCCGGTCGAGCAGCTCGACCTGTGGCAGGGGCTCGAGGATTCCGGCCGTCGGGTGTGGGCGATCTACCACTCGCACCCGACGGCCAGCGCCTGGCCGTCGCTGGTGGACCTCGCTACCGCGGCCTACTCCGACCTGCATTACGTGATCGTGGGCGCCGACGGCCGGGTGGGCGCGTGGCGCATCGTTGGTGGCCGGGTGGTGGACGGGGGTATCATCCGGGCATAGAGCATGCCTACCGGCTCGTGATGGGCCGGGTGGGCGTCCCCCGCCGGGTGATCCGGCATGCCGGCCCCGCGGTCCGCGATGGACCCGATCCGTTCCCCTTCCGTCGCGCACCACGAGAGGCATCCCATGAGTTCCCGCACCTACCTGCCGGTCAACGGCGAGGATGTGCACTTTGACCTGTTCGATCCGCGCGTGGCGTCCGTCGACCCCGGCGAGCTGATCGGCTACACCCGCTCCGGTGTCGCGGTCCGTGCCGTCGGCGGCGCCGCGAGGAACACGCTCGAGGCGTGGATCCCGGAAGAGAATGACAGTGTGGTGATTCAGCGGGTGATGCAGATGTCCGCGCTGGAACGGTTCGCCCGCCGTGTTGCGATGAAGACGCAGACCCGTTCCACGCCGCGTTCCGGTGGTGTCGGTGTGTCGCTGGTGGCGAAGGGCGGCGCGTATGCGGAGGACGTCACCGCCAATGATGACGTGGTGCTGCGGACGCAGAAGTTCGGCACCGCGGTCCGTGTCG